TTACTGCTCGCTTTCAAGAAGCCTTACTGTCTGACGATATTCCTCCGCTTTGGCAACGGCAGTAAAAGTGACCGTTGCATTATGGTTTTCTTTTACCACCTTTTCAATTTCCGAAAGAGAAACGCGGAAGAACTCTTTTCGGCTGTTTACCAGATTTATACGCCGATCATCAAACTGCCTGTGTAAAGCCGTCTCCAACGCCGGCGCGTCCTCGGAGAAAATCATAGCGTGAACATCGAATTCAAACGGTACGGAAGCACTGCTAAGTTCTTTAATTCGGTCCATCGGCTCCAACCGTCGTGTCATTCCAATTTTATATACATTCTCACCAAAAGAGCCGATATTGGATATTACATAGACAAAGCCAGCGCGTGTATTCTGCTCCCGATCGAGTACATTTTTTCTGTCTTGCTCTAACAGGCCGAGTTTCGCCTCCAGTTCTTTTATCTTGTCAACATAAAGCTGCTTTTCAATATCATCCGCTTTATGTAGATAAGTCATGAGTTTCTGAATTTCATTCTTGAACTGCCGTTCTTCCTTATCGAGCTTTGCTTTTTCGCGTTCAATTTCACGGCGCACTTTTTCTTCTTCGAGCATTTGCTCTCGAATCGCGCGTTGCTCTTCCTTTTCGCGCTCTGCCATCACCTGATTGCCATACATACAGTTGAGCTGTTCCAGTTTAATCTCCAGCAGCTGGCGGTCGAGTTCCACTCCGTCCGGTGCAAAAATCCTGTTAAGCATTTCAAAGGACTTGATGATTTTAGAACGCGCACTGTCAATGTTCCGAGTGGTAACATTCTTGATAATAGCCGCCGTTTCCGAATTAAAGCAACGCAGGATCTGTTTCACATTTGCATTTACAACAGACTGTGGCGCATCGGAATACACAGATACGGCATTATTTGAGGAAATGCATTCCTTTTCATTAAGTTGCGCAAGAGCAAATTTGTCTTTATATTCAGCGGACGATATATCATAGTCTACCGGGACGGAAGAGGAAACAGCAACCGCTTCTCGTTGCGCAACTTCAATTTCATCTTTAAGATCGCGGATTTCAATATTTAGCTGAGCAACGCATTTCTGTTTGTGCTCAAGTTCCAGTTCAGCAGCACGAGCCCGCTGGGCGGCGTGCTCTCTCTTATCTTTGATCTGATCTTCAACAGTACGAAGTTTTTGAGCACAACTGTCCTCTGTTTCTTTTCGCATTTTTTCCGCAGCCGCTTTGGCGTCCTGCACGCGTTGATCTGCATTGGCAGTCGTAAACGCCGCGTATTCGTCGGCATTTTTGATTATATTTAATTTTGAAAATGACTTCTGCAAAATATAATAGTACAGCACGAGAAACGCTACATCAGCCAAAGCAAACAGCGGTACTCCTACTGTGGCCAAGATAGAAATCACAATAATAAACGGATATGCATACAAAAGGATTTTATATTCTTTTTTCATTTCTTTTTTCTCCTATTAAGTTATTACAGCTACAATCACGGCGTGCCGTGGATTATGCAATCCCACACTCAAAGTAGAACTCCAGTGCCTTATGGATGAACTCTTCCGTCACATTGAAGTATTCTGCCAGCTCGTAAGGCTCCAAGCCCTGGCGCAGCTGCGCCTCCAACTCGACCTTGGGGATTAACTTTTTCACCGCCCACTTATCTGCCTGGCGTTCGTGCTTACTGCGCCGGTCAAGCGGGGCATATAGGTTGTAGAACGACCCGGTTATGCAGTGCCCGGCTTCGTGGGCCAGGCGGCAGCGGGCCTCTGCGGTGCTCTCCAGGCTCTGCTCGTCCAATGCTATGTAATAATCATCGCCGATATTGGCAGACGCAGACTTGGCAGCGGGCATACTGCCCAGATATACCTCTATGTTGTTGCGCTCGATCTCATCGAACAGGGACTCAGTTGTTGTCATTCTCTCTCTTTCTCTTATCTTTGATAAATTCTACAAATCCTTTAACTTCGTTCCACATTTCATCGGTGACTTCACCGTCACCACCGAATAGAGCCACTTTGGCTATTTCCTCCTGATCGTCAGGAAATGGTGTGGCGCTTTCTTCCCAGCCCATAAGATATGCCGGTGTGGTATGAAGAACCTTAGCGAGTGGTTCAAGTATTTCAGTAGGGAATTTCTTTATATCATTATTTTCATACCTGTATATGGTAGCGGGCGATACGCCCAGTTTCTCAGCTACAGTTTCAGCAGAAAGGCCAAGCTCTTTTCTGCGTGCCTTTATTCTGTCGTGAATTTCCATTTCATTCACCTCATACATACCTTTCATATACCTTTCACATTCATTATATCAGCATTTTGCAAAAATGCAATAATATTTTTGCAAAAATGCAAAAAAGTGTTGACAACTCGCGTTTTTGCGAGTATAATCAAAATCAAGGAGGTGATCACATGGTTAACATTCAGCTACTCGAACAGGAAATGAAGCGTAAGAATGTGTCTAACGCCGATATTGCGGCGGCCCTTAATATTGATATAAGCACCTGGAGCCGCAAGAAAGCAAGGCCTATGGGTATCAAGATAGGTGAGGTAGAGCAGATTTCTGCATTGTTAAAGCTTTCAAAAAATAAGGCGAAGTCTATTTTTTTGCCGTCAGACTCGCAAAAATGCGAGTAATTGATAAGAGCCAGCCCTTAGATAAGCAGGCAGTTAAAGCGAGGTGAATAAAAGTGATTGTTGTATTGGTTCTTATTTCCACTGTTGCGATGATCAGTGCACTGATGGCGCATTGGAGGCTAAGAGCGGTTCTGTACTATTTGACTGATAAGAACATCCAATTCACCGAAGTGGATATGGAGAAGTGCCTGCGCCAGGTGCTGGAACACCAATTCAAACGGTAGGTGGATTAAGCAACATTGATGATAAGACACTGGTTGCGACGGATGAGAGAACATTCAGAGAAGCAGAGGCAAATTTGGAAGCAATTTTCTTTGTTTTTCTCCATACATTGTCATCTCGGATGTTATCCAGCAGATCGTGACCTGGCATGAGGATGGATTCCACAAAATATGTTGGTGTGGTGCATAGATCTGCAACCGAGACGGCCTTTATGTATCCGGCCTCTGACAGCAAGCTGATTGTATACAAGATTTCTTCAGAAGTGTATGGGTCTATTTGAATTGTAGAGGCGTCTAAGTGGTCGTTGTAACCGAGATGTTCTTCAAGGTAGATCAGTACCTCTCTTACACAGTCTTTGTTTAATTTCATCTGATTTCGTCCTTTCGTCATAATAACATCATTATAGCAACAATTCACAACCAATGCCAGTCTTTTGGGCGGCGGCAGAGATACGCAGGCAGCGGGACCTTTTTTCATTTCTTCTCTTTCTTCTTTTCTTTTTTGTCAAATTTACCCCCTATGTTCCTGCTTCCGGTGCCCGCCCCACCCAACATCACACATTTATCGCCAACGGCATTTTTGCCGTGCAGCGGGCAGCTTGCGGCTCTGCCGCTTGCCCAAAGGGCTGGCCGAATAATCGAAAGGAGAAATAATAATGAAAGTACCCATCAACAAGGACAGCCCCTTGGCAATGGACGACTTTGACGCCGCTGTGCAGCAGCGTATGGAGCGCCTGCAAAGCTACATCGACCTGATCCGCACCGCCGAAGCTGTAGAGGAAGAGGTCAAGGCCAAGGGTGCAAAACTGTATCTTGGTCCGGAAGATGTGGCGGCATACCTGAATTGCAGCATACCGACAGCAAGGCAGTATATGCACCGTCCGGGCTTCCCTCTCATTCAGTTGGGCGAGAACGGCACCAAGTTAGCTGTGTTCGCCCCGGCGTTCCACGCATATAACGCCGGAAAGTACTAAATTGCAGTCAACTGCAAGAAAGGAGCACTCCAATGACCAAGAGAGAAAAGGCAGGCTTGGTTCTGGTGATTACCGGCTTCCTGCTGGTGCTGCTGGGCTGCTGCCTGGTGGCGGACACCCCCTATTGGTGGGTGTCCATAGTGATCAGCGGTACCGGCTGCGCATTGATCGCCCTGGCGGTGTTCGTGCTGCCCAAGGACGAGGACGAGCCCCGGCAGGACAAGCAGCTGGTGATCGAGGACGAAAACCACAAGGTGGTGCTGGTAGCGCCGCTGACAGACTTTGAATTGGCGTATCTGCACGCCGTCAAACTGGGAAAGGATGATGAAAATGGAAGATTACATTGATTTGGTAATTGCTAAGCTGGACGAGGACCACATTGTCCTGCGGGCGCCGTGGAACACCGTTAGAGCCGGTGACACCGTGTATGTGCGTGGCGATGGCAATTACAAGGCGCTGGAAGTAATTGCAGAGCGGAAAACCAAGGCCCTGATGGAATTGCCAAAAGTGACCGCCATTATGCTGCCACTGGAGTATAACGACGAACCAAGCAGCGGGCAAAAAGAAAAAGCCGACTGAGCGACCAGTCGACTTAAACCACAGGCGGCGAAAAGAAAGTAAAACGCCTGCGCTAATTACATTATATATAAGGACCGCAAAGAAGTCAAGGACAAGCCGTGCGGCAAGGGCGAAAAAAGGGGTCTGTGCTCCTTTTTTGCTCCTTGTTCAAAGTATTATTTTTAGACGCAAAGCGCCAACGGCAAAAGGATATATCTTTCGGCATTCTTCAGCTGGTTAGGCGCAGGCAGGAGACCGGCGGCAACAGGGTGTGCACCCGCGCCGCATAATGAGGAGCTGTGCACTGTGGGAATGTGGAACACGCCGGTGAACCGGTGGGAAACTTGATTTTCCACCCGGGAGCCGATCCGCGTTTTCCAGCATTTCCATAGTGTGCCGGTCCGTCCAGAAAGGAGCAAACCAAAATGCCATGGGTGCAAAAGACCACCCACGCAGGTAAATGTATCTACATTCAGCGGCATTACTCCTCCCGCTATGGCAGCAAGAATAAATGCACCAGGGGCAGCAACTACGGAAAAACCAGCGAGGCCCAGGCGGCAGTCAACAATCGCCAGGCGTGCCTACAGCAGGAGATGATCTTTAATGCAAACTTCGGACCCGGTGACCTGACAGCTACTTTTACATTCCGAAAGGCGGACAGGCCCAAGGACCTGCAAGAGATTAAAAAACTGTGGGCCGCCTATATGGCCAAACTGCGATATGCCTACAAAAAGGCCGGTGTTGAATTCAAGTGGATGAGAGCCATTGAGACCCCGGACAAGAACCCACATATCCACATGGCGCTGTCCGGTATTGACTTGACCAAGCTGCCCAGGTGGCCTTATGGCCGGGTGGAATATGTACCGGTGGATGATCGAGACCACCACACCTACGGTGGGTACCTACGCGAGGAGACCCACATCAAACAAGGGCACGAGGGCAAGTACACAACGGCCAAGTCCAGAGTGTGCTTTAGCCGCAGCCGTAACCTGGTGGTACCGGAACCGGAATACCAGGTCATCTATAGCGACCACTGGGCAGATGAGCCAAGAGCACCCAAGGGATACTATGTGGTCAAGGACACGCTGAACAACTGGGAGGACGAAGTCACCGGTTTTAAGTATCAATCCTATGTGCTCTGCCCTATTCGGGCAAAGAACCATAGGTACCTGTGTTAGGAGGACAAAGTGACATACATACAGCAATGGGAACAAATGCGGGACAAGGTGCGCAACTTAGAGCGGGAACGCCAAACACAGCTGATTTTGGCACCGCACAACGCATACGGCTTCAAGCTGAACATCAACCACCCGCTGATCCGGCCAAAGTGGGACGCATTTAAGAGCGCAAATGGACTGGGCCAGTATGGCATGACGGACGATCTGCGCCGGGAGTTTGAGGAGACAGTGCTTGCCAGCAAATATATGCAGAAATGCCTTGAGCAGGAGCAGCAGCGCATTGGTGCAGTGGAGCACCAGTTCATCCGTATGGCTTACGCTCCTGCGGAGCAGGCAGCGGGCTGATGGGTACTCAAGAACACTGGACTGCTGCCCAATACCAGGAGTATATCCGGCAGCGGGCCAAAGGCGGGAACAAATACCACGCGGTAAAAGCCCAAGCAGACGGCCGTACATACGACAGTCAAAGCGAGTGCAAGCGAAGCAAGGCTTATTTTTTATACGACCTGCCAGACGGCGAGCAAATGCTCAGTAATGGCAGCTGCGGGTACATTCTGTACGGCCACCCGGAATACACGCCGGAGACGCTGCGTATGGTCGCTGACTCGGCAGAGGATGACAGCGTGATCATGACAAGAATGCCAAAAGCGGATCTGCCGCTGGCAGACCAATGCCCCGATGAAGAATATGCCGCCCCGCTGGACACCTGCATTGTAGCCGCAGGCGCTGTATGGCAACCGCTGATTGTAGGTGCGGGCATGACATTCATCAACAAAAGAGCGTTGCAACCTATCGAAAAGGAAGAAGAGGGGTACGATCTGTACCGGCGCGGGGACCTGGTGGTAGTTAAGTCCGGCCTGATCGTGCAGGGCGTGATCAGAACAATGGATCTGTCCAAATCAGAAGCTGTATGTCGGGATCTGATCAACCTGGGCACCGTGGCCGGTATGGCCTTTGAGGAGCGCAATAATGAAGAATGAGAACGAAAAAACTACAGTTGCGATCTTGGCGACGATATGCAGAGATGTGTGTATCTACGGCTCAATCAATAACCGGTGCGGCCTGGACAAGCCGGAACTGGACGAGCACTGCCAGCGTTGCGCGCTGGCGCAGATCAAGGAGGTAACGCTGAAATGACCGAGAAAATCCAAAAAGCCATTGATAAGATCGACCAGGAGGCGGAGAAGATGGGTAGCGCCACCGTGCGTCTGCTATGCTCACACATTATAGACCACTGCCTGGTCAATGATGAAAACGCGGACAAGGTGCTGGATGAGGGCAAGAGCCTGAAAGGCTGCTGGGATCACATCACCAGTAACGCCCGGAAACAAGCCGCGGGCAACTGCGCAGCCGTGCCGGACGACACCGTGTACGAATGGGCAGCGGGCTATTACGGCTTTACCGCCGAAGAGAACAAGGCGGAGATCATCGACCTGCTGGATCTGCTGTGAGGTGTCGGTATGGGAAAGAAACTGAACACGCTTACGCAGGAACAGGCAGAGAAAATCTGGGACGGCCGCCCGAAACTGCCGGAGAAAAAGATACTGACATTTGCACACAAGCAAGTGTTCGTCAACGAGCAGTATTTTTTTAAGCACAAAGAATGCGGCCATAGGTATGGCTATTGTACCGCTTGCGGCAAGGATGTGCAGATCGACATTGAGAACATGCGACTATGGACGGACAAACACGCAGCTTGCCGCTCTGCACGGCATAACGACACCGTATGCTGCCCCGCCTGCGGGCACGAAGTCCAAGCCAAAGACGCCGGGCGTGGCCGTAGTCAGCTGGTCAACGCGGCAGTGGTAGCGGTAACGCAGCGGACAAGGAACGGTGGGATATTACTTTCTTTCGTTCGGGTGTACGAAGACTATAGATACGGCTTTAAGGCCGCGCCAGAAATGGGCGGACTGCTGTACGCCGCATACTTCAATCTTGGGCAGCACTTCGTGGCTGAACGCAGTTACTATTGTGACGATATGTTCATCAGCGTAAAACAAAAGCCAACACGCAAACTGCCGTGCACGGTGGAGCCAGCCAAACTGGATCACAACAGTTGGAAGTGCACAGAGGGAGAGGGAGCAAAGCTGCTGGGCTTTGAAGAGGCGTTGGAAAAAAGTAACCTACGCTATCTGCCATGGGAGACATACCACGAATGTGCGCAGCAACTGCACCGTAGCGCTATAGCCAACTACCCGGTCAACCTGCTTGGGTTACTGTATCAATACAGCCGCCATCCGGTGCTGACAGAGCGCCTGATCAAAGAGGGCAACAGCGACTTGGTAGCCGAACAGGTGGAGTGGAACTGCACAACCGGTATGGACTACAAGCAAGTGGTGCCTTACAAGGCAATGCGACTGACCAAGCCGGAGTACCGCATGATAAAAGCAAAATACAAGATTTGCTGTTCAACACTCAGAGCAACAGCGGCGCTGAAAAAATACGGCTGTAAAATGTCAGATAAAAATATTCTTTTTTTTCTTGCTTTCCAATACACATGGAGCCCGCAAAAATGCTACAAGGCGCTTGATGTTTTGCGGCAGAACCTATCTCCGCAAAAGGCAATAAACTGGGTAAACCGGCAGGCAGCGGGATATGGAACGCCAACAAATGTGCTCTCAGATTACAGCGACTATCTGGATCAGTGCAGGCGGTTGGGCCTGGATGTTAACCGTAAAGAGGTAGCCGTACCGCAGAATCTGCGAGATCTGCACCGGCAGTATTCCGAAGAATTGACACGCCGAGCCAACGAAAAGAAAGCAAAAGAGCAAGCCGAGCGGTCAAAGAAGTTAGCTAAGGATCTGCCAAAGTTGAAACGCAAATATGCATACGCCAGCAGCGGGCTGTTCATTCGGCCGGCCGAGGGACCGGAAGATCTGCTGAAAGAGGGTTGTGCCCAGCACAACTGTGTGTACTCCTGTTACACGGAACAATACCTGGACAGAAAGACGGATATACTTTTCGTCCGCAAGCAGTCGAACCCGGATCAATCCTATGTGACCGTTGAGTTCAAAAACGGCGCCGTTATTCAATGCAGAGCCGATCACAACCGACCTGCACCGCCGGATGTGCAGGAGTTTATGCAAGCCTGGCTTGCCTACCTAAAGTCGAACAGAAAAACGAAAGCAGTCAGTTAAGGAGGACTTATGGATAACCAAATCACTACAATGCAAGAAGTAACGCCCACCACACAGAAAGCCTACGACACCCACGCCCGGATCCTGGCCAATGGCCAGGTAATGGCCAGAGCACTGGTAGATGTGTGCCACGATCTTAAGACTATGCGGGATGAGGGCCTATACACGGAGCTGGGCTATGACACATTCGAGGAGTACGCCGAGCAAGCCTGCGGCATTAAGCAGCGGCAAGCCTATTCCTACATATCAGCATACGAAAAGTTGGGTCAGAAGTATATGGCCGACCACGCCGACCTGGGGATCACCAAGCTGGAGCTGATCTCTCAAATCAGCAGTTATGAGCGGGAAGAGTTCACCGCAGATGTGGATTTGGAGAGTGCCACAGTCAGGGAGTTAAAGGCAGAGGTGGAACGCTACAAGAAGCAGACGGAACAGCTGACCTTCGATCTTGGCCAGGCACAGAGCGAATTAAGCGAAGTGCCGGAGCCGGTGGACACGGACACACTCCGTTCTTCCATTGAGCAGGAAGTTAAAGCCAAGTACAGTGCCCAGCTGGAAGAATTGCAGCAGCGGGCCGACGCAGCGCCGGACCCGGAGGCGATCCGAAAGGAAGCGAAAAAGGAAGCCACCAAGGAATACAAAGCTAAACTGGCAACGGCAAAGGCAGACGCCGAGAAAAGGACCAAAGCCGCTGTGGAAAAACTGGAGCAGGAAAAGGCAGACCTGGAACGGCAGTTGGACAGTAGTGCCACCAAGTTGGACGCCGCTGTTCGGCAAGCCAAGGCAGCGGGTGCAGACACGGATGTGGCAGCCTGCCGGGTGTACTTCACCGAGCTGCAACAAACCGCCGCAAAGGTACAGGAGCTGATCGGCAAGATCAATGCCAAGGATCCGGCCACCGGCACCAAACTCTCCGCCGCCGTTATTTCCGTTTTGCAGTCAACTGCAAAGAATTTGGAGGTGGCAGGCACCGAACGCGGCAACGGCGGCTTCGGGAGTACAGGGAGGTGAGCAGGATGTGTATAGCAGCACAAATCATTCTTGTGGCCGGGGCGGTCATTGTTGCATTTTTCGGCGTGATCGGCTTTGGTCCGAACTTTAAGAAATGAGCGGAATAAAAAGTAGGAGGAAAAATGACGAACAATGAAAAGAAGGAATGGCTGCAACGCTATCGGGAGTGCTGGGCGGAGGTTGAGATTACACAACAGGAGATCGAAGAACTGAACAGCCGGGCGCAAAAGATCACGGCTTCCCTCTCTCCCACGCCGGGAGGCGGGCAGCGGGCAGATTTTACCTTGACGGTAGATCGCATTATAGAACTGAAAGAGAAGCTGGACCAACAAGTCCGGCTTGCTCTGTTGCAGCGGGCAGAAATTGAGGCTGCTATTGAGCAGGTACGCAGTCCGTTGCACCGGCGTGTGTTGCGTCGGCGGTATTTGAACGGTGACACTTTTGAGAAGATCGCGGTGGACGAAGATATTACATACAATCACCTGGTCTCTCGCATTCACCCGCAGTCCCTGGATATGCTGGAATGTGAAAAATGAAAAAACCACTATGCAATGCATGTTGATGTTATAGTATGCAGGTTGCCGTCTGTGTTATAGTATAAACTGCCAAACAGATTGAAAGAGCGCTCCAAACGGTGCGCTCTTTGGCTTTTGCTTTTGTGCTTTTCCTTTCTTAAATGCGGTTACTACGAGGCCCATTTTCAGATGTGCTATAATTATGGTGAGCGAAAGGGGGAAAACAAATACATGCGTAAACGCTCTGAAAAACCTTTAGGCAAGCAGCAGAAGAAAAATCGTGAAGTCCTGAAGTACGAAGAGATCAAGACAGAACTGACCAACATTTCTCCGGCAGAACGCCGGCGCAAACGCATTATGGCTGAGACGGATGTGAAATCCGCATCCAAATTCTTTAATGCGTCTATGGCAGCAGAGTTTTCTTTGATTGCGACTATGACTTCTTGGATCGTTGCACTTCACAATGACTGTAAAGGAGTGATAAGCTATATCGTCCTTGTCGTAGTGATCGTGGCCGCTATCGTTACATCAGTTGCTTTGTTGTTTACTTGGATAAAGAAAAATATCCATCTTGAAAAAACGGTACTAACGCTTGAGATACTGGATGAATTTTTTCCAAATAGCAAACAGAAAAAATAACAGCATATAATCCGTAATTATTACAAAGGAGGTGAGCAGTGTGGGTAAAGAGACCTTAACACCTAAACAAAGGTTGTTCTGTTATGAATATGTGCTCGACCATAATGGGAAACGGTCTTACCAGGCTGCTTACCCGAATTGTAAGGCGCCCGGGAGCGCAGAAAGCCAAGCAAGCCGATTGCTAAGAAATGATAAGGTAAAAAAATTTATCGCTGAGCTGGAAAAGCGAAAGCTGGACAAGTTGGATTTTACCGCAACGGATGTGCTGAACGCACTGTGCTCCATCGGGTTTGCAGAGACGGCAAAGCCGCCGAATACATCTGATCGGGTGAAAGCCCTGGCAGAGCTTCTGCGTCACTTTGAATTGGCCCGAGGGCATGAAGATGAGCAGACGGACGATGGCTTTCTGGAGGCCTTGGAGCAGAAAGCGGGTGAACAGGCATGGGAAGAATAAGCACCTTTCATTTTCAGCCATTCTCCGCCAAGCAGCTCCAGGTGCTCACCTGGTGGTGCAAAACATCACCTGTGAGCGACAAAAACGGAATAATTGCAGACGGCGCTATACGATCCGGTAAGACGGTGAGTATGGCGCTTAGCTATATTCTGTGGGCTATGAGTACCTACAGCGGCATGAACTTTGCCATGTGCGGCAAGACAATCAGCTCCTTTCGCCGGAATGTGCTTTCTTTTCTGCCTGCAATGCTGCAAAGTCGCGGGTATCAGGTGAAATACAGCCGCAGCGACAATGTGCTTGTGGTGACGCGGGGTGGTACGGAAAACGCGTTTTATATCTTCGGGGGCAAGGACGAAAGCAGCCAGGATCTGATCCAGGGTATGACCCTGGCCGGTGTGTTCTTTGACGAGGTGGCTTTAATGCCCCAGTCCTTTGTACAGCAGGCCACCGCCCGGTGTTCTGTCAGCGGCGCAAAATTTTGGTTTAACTGTAATCCGGATAACCCACACCACTGGTTTTATGAAGAATGGATCCTGCCGGAGAAGCGGCAAGAAAAGCGAATACTCTACCTTCACTTTACGATGGACGATAACTTGTCCTTGACAGAGGAGGTCAAAGCCCGGTACAGAACGATGTACGCGGGCGTTTTTTATGCTCGGTATATTCTGGGCGAATGGAAAGTGGCAGAGGGCCTGATCTACGATATGTTTGACGAAAGGCGGCACTGTATTCCGCTGCCGCCGGATAACGAACTGCAAGGTTCTGCCTATATCAGTGTGGACTACGGTACGCTAAACCCTACGGTGTTCCTGATGTGGCGCAAATATCACGGCAAGTGGCTGTGCACCAAGGAATATTACTATTCCGGGCGAGAGAACCATAAACAAAGAACGGACGCAGAGTATGCGGACGAGATGATGGCCTTTATCGGCGATACGCCGTATACCTGCGTAGTGGTTGACCCTTCGGCGGCTTCATTTATAACTGAATTGCAAAGGCGGGGGCTAAAGGTGCTCAAGGCAGATAATGCCGTGCTGGATGGGATCCGTACCGTATGTACGCTATTGCAGCGGGCGGATCTGCTGTTCAGCAAGGATTGCACCCGTACCATTGCGGAATTTTACGCCTACCGTTGGTATGACAAAGCGGCTCAGGCAGGCCGGGATGAGCCGGTCAAACAGGACGACCACGCTATGGACGCTATGCGTTACTTTGTAAGCACGGCGCTGGGGCGGATCGTAACAAGGAGGACATAGGATGATACTTTACATGAACCGGCGGGATGTGCCGAACCTGGACCGGGGCGAGTTGCCTTCTGCGGTGATCGATTATGTGATCGGTAAAGCAAATAAATATGAAAGACGGTGTCGCGCCCTATATGGTCGGTATATCGGTGTTCCACAGCTTCACCGTGGAGATGAAGAGGATGATGTGCGGGCAGAGGCCAACTATGCCAAGTATATCGTAGATATTATTCGCGGCTACTTCCTAAGTGAGCCGGTAAAGTACGATTGCAACGACCGGGACAAGAAAGACAGTCAGGCGCAGCTTTCCCTGGTGTCTACGGTTGAGGCCAAGCTGGATCGGCAAAACGGCACCCTGGTCCGCCACAACGCTGTGGATGAGGACAAAGACGGCCTTTGCGATTTGTGCGGAAAGAAGATTGACATTTCCGCCGTTATGGCGGCCTACCATAGTCAGAATATCGCTACCGTAGATCAACGAAACGGAAAGGCCATGGGTATATATGGCGAAAGCTGTGAGCTGCTATATGCCAGCACAGAGGAGCAACCACGCCCGCGATCCGCAGTGTATGCGCCGGATCAGATCGTGCTGGTGCAAGATGATACCGTGGAGCACAAAGACTTGTTTGCGCTGTGGTTTGAGCAGCGGGAGCGCACAGACCGCAGCCGGTACTATGCGGTAACAGTCTATACGGCTACCCAGTATCAGCAGTACGAAAGCACATCGCTGGATAAAGAAAACTATGTGTACAACCCGGTGGGTGCACCGGTGCCACACTTCTTTGATGAGGTGCCGGTGGTGTGTTATGAGAACAACGAGGAGAGACAAGGCGACTTTGAGCAGGTGGCCAACCTGATAGACGCCCGCAATGAACTGCTGTCCGATCGCCTGACGGATAAACGCAAGTTCGTCAATTCTATTTTGGCTGCCTACGGAGCTGTATTACCGCCGGAGACAATGGCAGCCGCTAAACGGGATCACTTCGTAGATGGTATTCCACAGGACGCCCGGTTGGAATATGTGCAAAAGACCTTTGATGAGAACGCATTAAAAGTGCTGGACGATACGCTGGTATCGGATATTCATAAAATGACTTTAACCCCGGATATGACAGACCAGGCCTTTGCAGGCAACGCCAGCGGCGTGGCGCTGAAATTAAAGCTGCTGGCCTTGCACCTGTTGGTAAAAAGCAAAATGAGTGCTATGGAGGCAGGCTTAAAGAAACGCTGGAGACTGTATAACAACTGGCTGGCCCACAACGGGATTGACCCGGTATCCGTGGACGATGTGGATATTGTGTTCACTGTGGCCCTGCCCATTGATGAGGCGCAGATCGTGCAGATGGTGTGCACCTTGAAGAACGCCGGACTGGTTGATGATCAAACCCTGTTATCCCTGCTTTGGTTCGTTAAGGACCCGGCGGAGGCCGTGGAAAATATGAAACAGCAAAAGCAGGAGAACCAGCAGCAGTATATGGACAGCTTCACTGCCAACACAGAGGATAAGGCTGACGAAAAGGAACAGTCGGCAGATCAGGAACAGCAAAACAAAGAAAAGGACGCTTAACCTATGAAAGCAGCAGAGTATTGGAAAAGGCGAACGGTTGACCTGGAACACCTGCTGCAAGCGCGCACCACCGCTACGATGGTGGAGGTCAACCGTATGTATGCCCAGGGTATAGAGCAGCTCAACGAGCAAATTGAGCGTATTCTCCGCCGGTATGTTAAAAACGGTCAGATCAGCCAGGCTTATGCCTTGCAGCTGCTGAGCGCAGGCCAAACCGCAGAGGAGCGCCAGCGTCTGCTGGAACAGCTACAACAGACTAAGGAACCACAGGCACGGCGTGAATTGATCGCTATGCTGGACGCTCCTGCGTATGCGGACCGTATCAGCCGTTTGCAGGCTTTACAGAACGCTATTCGTGCGGAAGCCGTAGCCATGGGCGTGCGGGAGGAACGGCTGGCGAAAGCGCGACTGACAGATACACTCAAACAAGCATACTACCGCACTATATTTAACGACCAAAAGCGTAATGGTCTATATGACTTTCGCTTGATCAGTGACCGCCGTGTACAGGCCGCACTTACCCATAAGTGGAGCGGCAAAAACTATTCCGATCGTGTGTGGAAGAATAACGCCGCCTTTTGCAAGCGGTTGCAGCGCACGATTGAGGTGGGGTGTATGACGGGTATGACCCTGCACGATATGGAGGAGCGGTTGCTGGAGGACTGCATAGGTGCAGACAGCGACAGCGGGCAACGCTATTGTGCCAGCCGCCTGATCCGTACAGAGGTCAATCACTTCTCCAATCAGGGCTTTTTAGAGGGCTATAAAGCAGCGGGCATTATCCGGTATCGGTTTATGGCTACTCTGGATTTGCGCACCTCCGCCATCTGCCGCCAGCTGGACGGCAAGACCTTTTTGGTGGAAGAGGCAAAAGCAGGCGAGAACCTGCCGCCTATGCACCCTTTCTGCCGCAGTATTACCGTGCCGGTGACCAATAACCGCACAGGCACCCGCTGGGCCAGGGATCCGGTAACCGGCAAGTCCATGACCGTACCGGCAGATATGACCTACGCCCAGTGGTATGAGAAGTATGTGGAGAAAAATGGCGGCGTTATTCGTGGCGCAAGAGGCGTAGATAAACCGGCCGTGGAGGAACAGGCAGAAGCTGTATATCTTGGCCAAATCAATCCGCAGTCTGAGCAGGAACGCAATGCCTATGTGAACCGGTTTATTACACAGTATGAGTACGCCGACGAGGAGCACATGCTGGTCATTGACCGCACCGGCAAAGTGTATTCCGTTACCAGTCACCAGCCGGATTATATCGACTTAACCGGCGTTGACATTTCTATGAAAGGCAGTTACAATATACATAATCACCCGGCGGATCAAACGCAGTTTTCATTCAGTGATGAGGCGGATGTTCCCAGCATGATTGCCGATGGCACCAGCGTGATGGAAGCCTTTGACCATAAATACCGCTACCGCCTGGAACAGATGGACGGTGTGACGCTGGAAGAGTGGGAAGAAGCAAATGCGCAAGCAAAAGATAACGCCTATTCAATTATGATTGATCGCGGTATGGGATTTTCAGATTTTGCTGAAAACGCGTTGCATATTCAAATAGAGGAAGCTTGTCGTATCTTAAATAGAGGAGTGTACATGCGATGGAAAAGGTAGACCTTTACGAAGCTCGAAAGGCTGAATTGTTGAAACTTGGCCGAAAAAGCAGAATTCGAGGAAAAGCAATTACTGAAGCATGGTTGGCGGCGCACCCCGGAATATCCAGGGGCGAGTGCAACACACCGGAAATGCGAGCTCTGCGAGAAGAAATCAGACAGGAGTATGGACAGATATTGGAAAAATATGAAAGGCTATTCAAAGAACAAGAAAAGCAATAAATAACCCAAAGTGAGCAGAGCTGCTATGCAGCCCTGCTCTTTTTATGCCCATTTACAGGCAATGCCTGTGGGAATATATCATTTAACGAACCGGCAGCGTACGGTTTGGGAAAGGAGTCAGCAATGACAAAACACAATGCCGAGATGGAAAACAGCAGAGAACAGAGCCGGGTGTGCGCACGCCTGCCGCTGAACCTCCAGCTGTTTGCCGAAGATACCGGCGAAAATGGAGCAGACACCAACGCAGAGGGGGCAGCGGGCGACACCGGCGCCAACTCCGATGGGGGCAACACCACTCCGACATTTGACGAACTGCTGAAAGACAAAAAATTCCAAAGTGAATTTGACAGCAGGGTCAGCAAGGCGCTTGCCACGGCCAGAGCCAAGTGGGAAGAAAGCGCCAAAGAGCAGGCGGACGAAGCCAAAAAACTATCCAGTATGAACAAAGAGGAGCGGGAGCGGTATAACCTAGCCAAGGATCGCCAGGCATTTGAACAGGAAAAGGCGGCCTTTGCCAAGAAGCAGTTGGAAACGGCTGTTGCGGCTGAGCTGCTCCAGCGTAAGCTGCCTGTGCAGTTTGCCGCAATCCTGACCGGGAATGACGCCACTGCCTCGCAAAAGAACCTGGAGATTTTTGACGCCGCATTTCAAGAGGCAGTACAGGCCGCTACGACCGCCAACCTGCGGGGCAAGGACTTGCCGCCGGCCGGTAAGGAAGCAGCGGGCGACAATGTACCGCCCACAGACTTCCGCGCTTATGAGGCGTGGAGAAAAAATAACGGCTAATAGGAGGAATAAGAAATGCCGAATACGATTTTAACCCCCAATGTCATTGCCAATGAGGCACTGATGGTACTGAAAAACAACCTGGTGATGGCCAACCTGGTGCACCGGGACTATGAGAACGAATTTGTGAAGGTTGGCGACACGGTTACCGCCCGCCGCCCCAGCAAGTTTGTAGCCAAGAACTTTACCGGCGCTGTGGATCCCCAGGATCTGAACGAGGGCGGTGTGCCCGTGAAGATGGACCGGTTGCGTGATGTGACCGTACAGATCACCTCTAAGGAAATGTCCCTGGATCTGCGTGACTTCTCCGCCCAGGTGATTGAACCGGCTATGACTGCGATCGCCAGTGCGGTGGACGCAGATGTACTGGCGACTGCCGTAGAGGGGGCCGGTCGCACCGTGACCGCTTCCGGCGAGAGCGCAACCAAGCCCATTAAGGATATTGCCAAGGTGGGCAGCTATCTGGACTTCGCCGGTGTGCCGGTACAGAACCGTCGCCTGGTGCTGAACCCCTCGCACAAGGTGCTGTATGCTACGGACGACAACCTGTCCAAGGTGTCCTATGCCGGTGACGGCAACGCCCTGCGGGACGCAGAACTGGGTAAGGTGTACACCATGGACACCTACATGAGCCAGAACGCACCGTATCCCTACGGTTATCTGGACAATGCCGTTGGTACTGCCAAGACTTATAAGGTCAGTGGTACTGCCGGTGAGAGCAAGGTGGCGCTGTCCTCTGTGACTGCTGCTACTGCCACGGTGAAAAAGGGCGACTGCTTTATTGTGGACGGCTATGTGTACCATTTTGCCGCAGACGCTACGGCTGCCAGCGGCGCGGTGGACGAGGTGGCTATTGACCAGCCCTTGCACGCTACACTGTCTGGAAAGGACGCCACTGTGATCTCTGCGCCCACATCCGTAGGGTTCCACCGCAACGGCGTGGCACTGGTGACCCGTCCTATGGATCTGCCGATGGGCAACAAGAACGCCTATGTGGCTTCTGCGGACGGCCTGGGTGTGCGTGTGGTCTTTGACTACGACAGCACCCACAAGATCGACACCGTGTCCTTTGATATTCTGTACGGCGTGACCACGCTGGACAAGAATATGATCGTCAAGGTGCAGGGCTAAGCCCGGGGAGGTACAAATGGAAAAGGTAACCGTTGTACAGGGCAAGACCCAAGTGGTCATTGATCGGAGTTGTCTGCCGGCTTATTTGAATGCCGGTTGGCAGCTGCAAGAAAAAGAGGATACAAAAAAGGGCGCCAAATAAGGCGCCTTTTCTTATGGGGTGATATGTTTGACTGATGAGATGAAAAACAAGGCTCTGCGTCTGCTGCGGGCCGCTGCCGGGCGTTACGACAAGATATGCGAGGCCTGGTACGCACACGCCGGTGAAGAGCTGGATTTGCAGCTGTTTTTGGATATGGCAGAGGACGATTGCCTGACCTATTTGGGCACGCAAGAGCTGCCGCCGGTGGTAACGGCAACCACACTGGCCAAACTGGCTTTTGTGCACTTGAACGGCTTTATTCAGGATCGGGATTACGGTGTAAAGAGTGCGTCCTATACGGAGGGAAGCGTATCTATGAGCGAGACCTATACCACCCCTGCGGAGCAGGAGACAGCCATTGCCGACCTGCTCCAGCCGTACAACAGATACAGGGAGGTGCGCACCGGTGAAAGCAAAAACGCCTAAGTCGTGGACTGTAAAATCACGGATTTTCTCCGCACAGACGATCAGAGACAGTGCTTACGACTTTGAGCAGAACACATACAGTGCTACACCTGCCGTTTTGTATTTGTGCTGGCAGCCGGTATCTGCTTCTGCCCCTATTGAGGAGCGGGGGCGGGTGCTGTCTGCCGGGTATCAAGCCGTGTTGTATGACCCTGTGGGCGTACGGCCCGGCGACCTGGTACAGGTAGAGGGTATTGGCTGGCTGGAGGTGGAGACCGTGCAGCGGTTCCTACATTATCGGTTGTTGACAGCGAATGCCACAGAGAGGAGGGCACCCGGTGGAAACGAACATTGAGATCGAAAAGCTGGGTGCCTATGCCAAGACGCTGCAACGCACCGCAGATCATCTGCTGGACAACTTGGAGCGGCAGATGTTGCAGGACGCAGAGGATATGGCCGGCCGTCAGCGCAGCAACTGCCCGGAGGACACCGGACTGCTGCGGGAGTCTATCGCCGCCTTTTGCGAGCGTGACGGTGATCGGGTGACCGCAGGCAGCCGTACCAATATGCAGTATGCGGCCTATGTGGAATTTGGAACCGGGCCTGTGGGTGACGAAAAGGGTACACCGCTGGACAGTGAGCTGGGTATAGTGCGCAAGCATGAACCTTGGACTGCGTATATACCCGGCTACGGATTTCGCAGGTTGAAAGGCCGCTTGCCGGCGCTATTTATGTATAACGGCATGCAGGAAATGCAGCCGGTGATTGCAGAGCATTATGGTACGGCTATACAGGAGGCGATCAAGTGAAAAACTACCGTGCAGTGATCCGGGATACCTTAAAATCCGTACAGTCGGACATTCCCTATGACATTAAGATGGCATTTCCGGAGAGCAAACCGGCAGGTAACCTGATCACATTTTATGAGATCACCAATACAGGCACGGAACTGGCGTGCGTAGATGTGATCGCCTATCAGGTGGATCTGTGGTTTATGACCTTGCCGGACCTGTTGGAATTGACGGAAAAGGTAGACGAGGCTTTGACCTCGCTGGGCCTGATCCGGCAATTTGCGTCCTCGGACGCGCTTTTACACGACCCCAGTGGTTATTTGCGCAAATCGTTGCGTTACGGTCGCCGGGTAGACACAAGAACCAATCGACTGATAGATTAAGGAGGATTTTATATGAACGAAACAAAGCCGGAACGCGGTCTTGCGTCCAAAGGCATTGAGGTATATCCCAACTATACCGGCTCCACAGCCAAGTGCCTGAACTACGCCACCCAAATCGGCGATTTGACCAAGGGCGAACGGGAAGAACTGGACGCCACTTGCTATGACGATGATGTGGAACACAGCATTACCGGTATTCGCAAGAAAGCAGACGCCTTTGAGGTGACTTTTCTGTACAACGCAAAGGACGCCACATCGGATTATCGGGTGCTGGCAGCTTTGGAGGACGCCGGTGTGTCCGTACCCATTATGGTTAAGCTGCCGGACGGCACCAAGTTTAACAACTCTGGTGTGCCCAGCCTGAAGATTAAGGGACCGGGCGTAAACAGCCTGATGGAGGCTACTGTCTCTTACAAGCTGGACGGCGACTGGAGCAGAGAGTTCCCCGCCGCGTAAATCGACTATTCGGGAGGCGGGTGACCGTCTCCCTACTTTTTAGGAGGAAATAACAATGAATGAACCCCATATAGTAACCAGAACATACGATTTGCAGTTGACTGCAAACGAGACGGTGCACTTGCGCCTGACCGTGGCTGCCCAGCTGCGACTGAAAAATAGATTTAAGGAGGACGCCCTGGATGTAATCCTCAGCGCTTCCAGTGACCCGGAGCGGCTGCTGGCCGTGCTGGATGAGGCACTGCACTTTAACGATAATCCCAACGGAGATATGACCGGTGAGGCTCTGTATGACGCTTTGGTAGACAGCGGCGTCAGCGGTATGGACGCCTTTTCAAACATTCTCTTTCAGCTGGCCAATGTGTCTGGTCTACTGAGCGATATGCAGGCCGAGAAACTTTCCGCCGGCATTGAAAAGATGGTCAACGCTGCGTTTGACGGCGTGGAGAAGTCCACAGAGAGTGAGGACAAGCCGTCCACTTCCTTTCGGGAGTAATTACTGCACAACGGAGGATATGATCCTGGAGGCCAACGCTTATGGCTTGTCGTTTTCCGTCATTCTTTCTATGACCTATGGAGAACTAAAGCGTTACATTCTGTTCCATCGTGATTTGGAAAGAAGGCAGTATCAAAACCTGTCACAAATCGCCTATATCCAAGCCGGGGTAATTGCTGCTGCGGTTGCCGGGGAGGATGTGGGCGCTGTGTACGACCTTTTCCCTTATTGGACAGGGGATGATGTGCTGGATATTCAAGCGGCCAAAGCAATGGCTTACTTTGATCAGTTTTAATGATTGAAAAACAAGAAAAGGAGGTGATTTTGTGGATCAGGAATTGGTAACACGATTTACGGCAGACATCAGCGAGTATAAAAAGAGCATTACAACGCTCCAGGGCGAGTTGAAACAGTTGTCCGGTGTGACCGGCCAAGTGCGTGCGGCGACCGCCCAAGCGATGAATTCCGCTTATGAAGATACCCGCAAGCTGGGTAAACAGGTGGAAAGCCTGGTAAAGACACAAGAGCGCAATGTGCAAGCGGCTACAGCGAGCAGCGTCAAGATTATGGATTACTCCAACAAGGTGGAGCAATTACAGGGCAAGCTGAAATCGCAGAACAAAGAATATGCCTCCCTGGCAGGCCAGTTAACGGCGGTGACCTCAAAATATCGAGAGCAGCAGGCTTTTTTGAACGATTATAAAGATGGAATTGCCGGTGTCAACAAACAGCATGAGGAATTGGCTGGGTTGATTCGCACCACAAGTAGAATATCGACCCGTTATATGACATTGGAGGAAATTGAACAGCACAGGGCCGGATTGCAACGCATGAAAAACGACCTGGAGGTTTTCAATGATGAACTCCGGGATGTAGGGCTGAATCCCGATAATTTGAAAACGGATACACTCGATAAACTCAAAGCAGAAATTCAAAGTGTTTCCGCACAAATGAACCAGCAAAAAAATGCTATGGCGCAGACCACGGCTCAAATCAATAAAGCCAACGGCAGCCTGGCGATCGAGACCACGCGGTATAAATCTCTACGCAGTACCATAAAGCAGAACGGCGAAGCGCTGACTGAAATGGGCAATAAGCTTGACAACGCTCTGCAAGAGGAAGCCTTCCCACCGGTTGAAAGCAAAATGACCAAGTTCAAAAACAAGGTTAAAAGTCTCGGAAGCGCGTTTGCAACCGTCGGCAGCAAGACGGGTGCTGTATTCGGGGCTATCGGTAGGGCAACAGGTTCCGTATTCGGTAAAATCGGGTCCGCAGCGGGCGCCGCTTTCGGCAAGGTGCATAGTCACCTGAAAAATATGCGTGCTTCTTCCGGTACGGCCAGTAAGTCTCTGCTGAATGTGGTCAAGTCTATCCGCCGCATAGGCGTGGTATCGCTGGGGTTGAAAGTGTGTAAAAACATTTTCGGTGAGCTGCGCTCGGTAATCACCGGTTATTTAAGTCAGAACGAGGCTCTGAATAACCGTGTAGAAGCCTTGAAAAATGCTTTTGCGAATGCTTTGGCACCGGCCATCAATGTGGTTGTGGGGCTGTTCGAAAAGCTCATGCCCTACGCCATGAGTGTTGCCAATGCCATCAGCGGCTTGCTTTCCTCTGTGGGGATCGCTTCGCAAGTAAATGCCACAGCCACCGCTGTGGGCAAGACCACAAAAGAGACGAAAAAGCTGTCTCAAGCACAAAAAGAGTTGTATGGGTTTGACCAAATTACTAAGGTCAGTGATGATCAGCAAGACAGCAGCTCGTCCAATTCTTCTGCGGCCAAGACACCGGCAGCGTCCGACCAGTTCTCCGCTTATTTGGAGAAAATCAAGAACCTGTGGAAAAGCGGCGACTTTGAGGGCATTGGCGAGCAGGTTGCGGCTTCCTGCAATAAAGTAATCGACAAGATCAAGAACCTGGACTGGGACGGCATACGGAAAAAGGTCAATGATGCAGTCAGCGGCATTGCCAATAGCCTGAACGGCTTTGTACAGGACTTTGACTGGGCAGGTGTGGGTGAGATCGTGGGACAGGGCGTGAATACGATATTCAGCGCACTGGACACATTCCTAACCACCTTTAAGTTCGACCAGTTGGGTGCCGGGCTTGCAAGCAACATAAACGGCTTGGTGAGCACTATTGAGTGGGGCCAAGTGGCCAAGACTATTTCGGATGCCATCAGTGGTGTGTTCAAGACCATTTCCGGTTTCTTGGAAAACCTGGACTGGCGAGGGCTGGCTACGGCGCTGGAGAATTTTATAGCCGGTATTGACTTTGGGGGTATGGCTAGCTCTCTGTTTGAGGCGCTGGGCGCCGCCCTGGGTGGTATTTCCGCATTCCTCGGCAAACTGATTATGGACGCCATCTCCAGTGTGCAGACCTATTTTGGAGGAAAGATCAAAGACGCCGGCGGCAATGTGGCCCAGGGCATTTGGGACGGCATTGTTGACGGTATTGGTGACGCAGGAAAGTGGATCAATGAACATATCTTCCAGCCGTTTCTCAAAGGCTTCCAGGAAGCCTTTAAGATTAAGTCACCTTCAAGGGTTATGAAAGAACAGGGCGGCTTTATTTCCCAAGGTCTGTTTGACGGTATCGGCGATCTGTGGAAAAAGGTCAGCCAAAAATTCAAAGGATTTAAGGACGGCGTTGTTAATTTCTTTACCGGGAAAAGTGGCGTTGTATCAAAAGTCACCGGCCTTGGCGGTAAGATCGTGACCGGCTTAAAGAACGGCCTGAAGAATTTGAAAGCCACCTTTACCAATGCGTTCAAAGGCCCCTTAAACGGTGTGATCAAACTGGTCAACAATATGGTTGGCAAGATCAATGACAAGCTGCTGATTAGCGTTGGCAGCACGCTGTCTAAGGTGCTTAGCGCCCTGGGCGTGAGCGTGACCAACGGCCAGTACCAGTTGTTTTCTATACCCACTATCCCAGAGCTGGAAAAGGGCGGCGTGCTGAAAAAAGGCCAGGTCGGTCTGCTGGAAGGTAAAGGCGCCGAGGCTGTTGTGCCTTTGGAGCGAAACACCCAGTGGATCAGCAAGGTAGCCGCAATGATGGTACAAATGCTGGGTAGCAGCGGGCAGGCGGTCAATGTAACAATCCCGGTATATGTGGGCGGTAAGCATTTAAGCACGGTGGTGCTGGACGATGTGAACCAAACAGAAAAGAAAGGCCGTGACCCGGTTACGGCCGCAGCGTAAGGAGGGACGGTATGCCACTATATATTGACGGCACAAAAATGCCAAACCCATCATTCAATGCCATATCCTGTTCAGACGAAAAGGTGTGGTCCTCTAACACGGGCCGCTCCAAGTCGGCTTATATGAACGGCAGTATCGTTCAGGTCAAAAAAACAAGGCAGTTGTCCTTTCCGCCCTTGACCCGGGCGGAATTGGACAAGCTAAACGGCGTGATCAACAATGCGAGTAAGCCCTGGCATTCTATTAAACTGGAGGATACTTCCGGGAATACGGTGTTTTCGTTCAACTGCTACTTTGGTACGCCCAGTTGGACAGCCTATTCCGGTGCCAGGGATTGCCGGTATTTCATCAACTACAAAGTAGATGCCATCGAGCGCTAAAGGAGTATTTTATGTACAAGACAAGCACAGCTTTTAACCAGGCCATCAAAAACGGGGAACGGATCTATGTGAAGGTTAAATGTGGCAATTTCATTTTTGGCTACAACGATGAGACGGATCCTACAAGCCCAAATGAGCAAAATAACATTATGGAGCTGAATATTGACCGCAGTATCAGCCATGACGATTACGCGCTGGCAAAGTCCTACGCTTGTGGGTGTAACTGCGTTTTGTGGGCTGTGCCCGCCGGTGCCGTGCTTCGCGGGCAGAAAACCGTGGTGTACTTTGGCTGTATGGTCAACGGTGCAGTGGAGTGGGTGCCAATGGGCGTGTTTTATCCGGAAAAGGTCACTCGGTCCGGCGAATGTACCACTTTGGAAATGTACGACCACATGTATGATCTTTCTATGCCGTATTCTGCCGCCATCAGCGGTCAGCAGACCCCTTTGGCAATCTTAAAAGACCTGGCACGCCAGGGTAACTTTGAGTTGGCTGCCGGCGTGGAGAGCAAGGTCTCCGGCTTTGGCACGGTAGATGTTTCTTTGCTCTGCGGTACGGAAACAGACGAGGACGGCAAGCAGCAGGTCACTGCCTATAATGTGAATGATGCCATCGGTTATGTGGCTGGGTTCTGCGGCTGTGCTGCCGTCTTTGATCGAGAAGGCAAGTTGCGAGTAGATACTTTCGCCCAGGTATATGATGGTACGGCAGAATACGCTGTGACAGATGACACGGTCACAGAGGTTTCACTGGCAGAGACGGACAAAACCTACCTGGGGATCAGTTGCAACAATGGGAATAAGAATATTCTTGCACCAGATAGTCTGTCGGTCAACAGCGAGGTGCTGTATTTCGACAACCCACTGATCACCACCCAGGCCCAAGCGGAAAAAGTATTTAACGCTGTATCTGATATGATCTACATAGATGATGGCGACCAGGGTGAGACTGTATTTGACCTGGGCATACAGTACCGACCGGGAAGTATGACATTGCTCACGGCCAATCCGGCGTTGGATAGTTTCGATGTGATCACTTACCGGGACGATACCGGCGATCACCATATCCCTTTGATGGGTGTGGAGTATGATTATGATGGCTCCGTCACTATGGAAGTGACCGCCCATGCCCGTTCAGAACAGGAGGGCAGCTCTGCCGGAAGCATTCTTTCCCGCATGATCTCTAAGGCTATGCAGCAGGTCACAGCGCCGTTGGCACAGCGCATTCAGGATGCTACGGATTCTATCACGAACGCAGTGGGCGGTTACGCTGCTTTGATCGACCGGGACGGCGATGGTGTGTCAGACGCGCTTTATATCGGAGAGTACCCGGCAGCGGAGGGCAAGACCAAAGGCCGCTGCCTGCTGCTGAATAAGAACGGCATGGCTGTTTCTACCACCGGACTGCAAGGCCCCTTTAAGGACTTTGCGGTGTACTACAACAAAAAAACCAACCAGTATTACCTGAATGCTACGGACATTTCAGCCGGTAGACTCTCCGGTATTGAGATCCTTGCGGATAAAGGCACGATCGCCGGGTGGAACATCACCGACCGAGAACTGTATGCGGATTTGGGTAGTTATCGTGCATACATTCAAAAGCCAACTACCAAAGGCTCTTGGGTGTTTTCTGCACAAAAAAAGAACAGCAACGGTTCATATACTGGTACATGGTATGTAACGATGGGCGGCGATATGGTATGCAATGGTTCGGTAGATGTAAGCGGGGCCCTATCGGTGGAAGGGAAAACCAAATTTGATGCCGATGTACAATTCTACAAAAAAATATATGATCTTGCCGGATATGAAATCATTAATGCTGCATCTGGTGGTAACAGCCTTGTAATTGGATACGGTCAGTATGAGCACGGAGCCAAAACATATTTAGAAGGCGGAGATATTTGCTTAAGAATGCAGCAGAATGGCAACTTGTGTATACAAGCGGGATCGAAAGATTCGGTTGAAACCAGATTTGTACTGTCTAAAGTGAGTTGGACGCTTAGCGGAAGCACTGCGTACCGTGATACGATTGAATCAAAAGGCGGGTTTGTGCTTAGTGCGAATGGTGGCGATAATGTTTTATACCTTGTCGGGAAGAGTATATGGATTGATAACGCCACGACAATCAGAGGCAAACTGACGGTACAAGACGATATTAGACTGAGTTTTAAATCTTCAAGCGGAACCATTCCACTGGTTGTAAACACAAGCGGCGTTATTACAACCGCAAACTCATCAAAACGATACAAAGAGAATATCAAACCGGTAGAAGACGCTGTGCTGGATCCAAACGGTCTTTACGATGTACAGGTGTGCCAGTACAATTACAAGCCAGAATACAAGGACAACGAATTGGTCAGCGGGACGCAGATCGGCGTTATTGCAGAGGATCTGGACAAGCATTACCCCAACGCAGTGATCTATGACAGTGAAGGGAGACCTGAAAGCTGGCAAGATCGTATCATGATACCGGCAATGCTTAAGTTGATCCAAGATCAAAAGAAGCAACTGGACGCTTTGCAGGCAGAAGTGGACGCGCTGAAAGCAAAATTGCAATAAACAGCAAAGCGGCTGCTCCGCACTGGAACAGCCGCTTTAGAGTTATTAGTCAATATATATTCTTGGAGTGGATTTATCGCCCTTTTTGAAATAGAAATGCCTGCCGCTTTCATCGACATATATTTCTTCTAACGGATCGTCTCGAGAAGAAGCTGTGTCCCAGTAATATCCATCGTCAGAAGGTATGGGATCAAAGTGCGCGTCAGCAGGACGCTTCGGCACCGTTGATTCGGTTGTTTCTCTTATTGCGGCTGGGGCTACTGTGCCATTCCTTTCGGTGCGATACACTACTTGCGGTTGCGTGGTAGTATGCTTCTTCTTTTTCTTCTTAGTGGTTGTGGGCTTTGTAGTTGTTGTGGTTGCGGTCGCCTCTGTGGCTGCCGGTTCTGTAGTGGTCTCTGTGGGCTGTGTAGTAACACCAGCCAGTGCACTGGATACAGCGTGATCTACCAGACTGGCTGTCTCCTGATCATGCACTCGATCATAGTGCACCCACACACCGATACCGACCCCCACCGCCACTACAACGGTCACAACAAGGATCCACACTTTGGCCTTAGACTTCATCTTCATCTCTCCTTTCACTCCCCACCATACCACACTTCCCCGCAGATTGCAAGAAAACAGGAGGTGATTCCCATGTAAAATACAAATTGCAGTCAACTGCAAACGGCGGCTTAGGCACGCTGTTTTTTTATGTCAAAAAGGAGGATTTTATGCAGACATTAAATATTAAGGTCACCCAGCAGGCGGTGATCTTACAAAACAAAGACCCGGTGACAGCTGAGAATGTCAATCAGATCCGCTGTGTGGTAGAGCTGGATCCGGCATACGCCGATCTGGTCGTGCGGGTGTGCATGAATGGCCAGTTTGCCACTGTGGTGGATGGACAGTGTTTCGCCCCGCCGCTGCAAGAGGGAATGTGCCGCCTGGGCGTTTACGGCTATGCCGTGGATGGCGAGCAGTTGGTGCAGCGTATAAGCCCGGAGCCGTGCGTGTTTTATGTGCGCCCTGGTTCTTATGACCCGGCAGCTGTGGAGACGGACGCACCGGATCCAACGGAGTTGGAGTCTTATTACGCCAAGGTGCAGGCACTGCTCAAGGATATTGGTAAGGGTGTGAATGGCACCACTTATACGCCCAGCGTGTCCGTAGCGGGCGAGATCAGCTGGACCAATGACGGCGGGAAGGACAACCCGGAACCGGTGAACATTAAAGGCCCAAAGGGTGACACGGGTCCCCAGGGCGCTTCTGGTAAAGATGGAGAGCGAGGACCGCAGGGCGAACCGGGAAAAGATGGTGCAGTGGGCCCACAGGGTGTTCCTGGCACGGACGGCAAAGACGGAGCGCCAGGCGCAGATGGTGCGCCCGGTAAAGATGGTACGGACGGTCGCGGTATCAATACCGCGTGGGTGAATGACAATGGAGAGCTGCAACTGGAGTATTCTGACGGCGAAGAGGATAACTTGGGTAATGTTAAGGGACCGCGTGGTGCAAAGGGCGTAAAGGGCGACACCGGTGCACAAGGACCTGCCGGTGCGGATGGCATTGGTATCACCGATGCACAAATCACAGAAGCCGGAGAGCTACAGATCACTTACACAGACGGTACGACTGTACTTCTGGGTGAGGTCGTAGGCCCCAAGGGCGATACAGGTGCCGCAGGCAAAGACGGCGTGAACGGTAATGATGGTGCCAAAGGCGACAAGGGAGATAAGGGGGATCCCGGTGAACCCGGCGCATCTGGTGTTGAAACCTGGGAGATCGTGTTCACAAAAACATTCGATGAAGACACCACGGCCAACCAGCAGTGGGACCTTGCCAATCCCTGCCGCAAGATCAGACTGCGCATGGCGGTGGCGGGCAGTGCTTCTAATTCAGCGGCCGGTGATACCACTGTGTATCTGAATTCCTACACCTCCAAGTGCTTCCTGCCGAATGTGTTCCGGTATGAGACGGACGCGGCGAAAGGCTCTCTTGCGGTGGCGGAAGTTGATATCACCGGCAACATGGTGCGCGTGCAAACGAATAAGACGAACATATCCAGTAACTTCAACGCGACCAATGTCCTGGCAGGGAACGCAATATGGAACGCAAGCGGGATCACCTTCAACATTATGAGAGATGTGGAAAACCATGGTGCGATCAAAGCCCTGTCGTTTCCAACGAACGGCAAGACGATTGGCAGCGGCACACAAGTTGAAATACTGGGGGTGGCAAAATGAGCATTGAAACAGAAAGCCGCATTGCGTTTTTAAAGTCCGAGTTGGCGGAGACGGATTACCTCTGTCTGAAGTACACGGACGGCGCTTTGTCTGAGGATGAATATGCGCCGATCCGCAAGCAGCGGGCAGCATACCGGGCAGAGATCAACGCCCTGCAAGGGGGTGAGACCGATGTATAGCGCATTCGTCACGGCCGCCCTGACCGCTGCCGTGTCAACGGTGGTGGGCAGCGCCGTGTCCGCTGTGATTGCTTCATTGATTGCAAGAAAAAAGAGCAAAAAAGCAATTGACGAAGTCACCACAGCCCGGTACATAGCCATCGAAAACGGCTTGCAGTCCATTTTGCGCGCCGAGATCATACGGCAGCACGACAAGCACACAGAGCGGGGCTACTGCCCCCTGTACGCCAAGGAAGCCATGGTCAAGGTGTATGACGCATACCACGCCCTGGGCGGCAATGGTATGATGACCAGATTTTATAATGAGATTATTGCGCTCCCGGAGGAGCCACAAAAGGAGGATTAACTATGAAAGTAAACGCAGGAACCATTGCGAGAACCGCTGTGCTGGCGGTATCGCTGCTGAATGTACTCTTGAATGCCTTTGGCAAGAACCCGCTTCCGTTCAGCGATGATGAAGTCTACACCACTGTGTCAACAGTGGTAGCCGTGGTGGCTTCCCTGGCCGCATGGTGGAAGAACAACAGCTTTACAAAAGCTGCTTTGAAAGCAGATGAGACGCTGGCGCTGGAACGGACGGAGACAGCAGAGAGCGAGGCTGTACACCATGAGTAAGCTGTATTACTGCCGGCAGACAACCGAAAAATGTAAAAGCATTCGCTATCCAAGTAAGCCCCATCCGTACAAGTATGGAACCTCCGGCTGCATTTACACCAGCGGCTGCGGGGTATGCGCAAGCCTTATGGTGCTCCATAACTTCGGCTTTACCGGCTTGGATACGGCAGCCTGGACACAGAAGTGCCTACTGATGGGCGCACGGTCCGCAGATGGCACCGATATGGACACGGTGGCAGTGTACCTGGAGAAGCATTACTCCATCGTAAGCAAGCGGGCAAAGACCGTTGCTGACCTGAAGAACCACCTGAAAGCCGGTGGCAAAGCTATAGTGTGCGTCAGTGGTGGCGGCAAACAGCTGTTCTCCAACGGCGGCCACTATGTGTATGTGGGCGGACTGGACAAGAGCGGTAACCTGATCGTGCTGGATCCCTACTGGTACGACGGTAAGTTTACCTTGACGACCAACCGCCGGAAGTACACAAAGGTCAAGAATGGCCGGGAGGTGTATGTGCAGCCTGCGGCGCTTGCCTCTGATTTGAGCGGCATTTGGCTGTTCACCAACGCCAAAGGCGGCAAGGCGGTGTATGCGGAAAGCGATGTCAACTACAAAAAGGCGGCGCCCAAGGCACCGACGGTTAAGCCGGGTACATACATCACCACCGCAGTGCGGGGAATTTACAAGGGCGCAGGTGCTGCTGCCGGACGCAAGAAGGTCAAGGATCTGACCACGGACGGCCGGCGACACGCAACCAGCAGCAAGTCGAAAGCAGACGCTATGTTCCGGGCAGGCACCACCATCACCGTGCTGGAGACAAAGCTGCTCTCCACCGGCAACCTGTGGGCGCGCTGCCCCTCCGGCTGGCTGTGTGTATGGGAAAAGGATATTGACCGTAAATTCATCAAGTAAAGCAGAAAGCCCACCGAGTAATCGGTGGGCTTCTTTTGTTTTTTATCAAAAAATATGACAAAAAGATAAAAAAATTCATGTTTTTATTGAATTTCACATACTCTTATGATAGAATGCAACTGCAAATTAGTTGCAAAGAGGTGGGAAAGATTGAGCCAGTTTGAAAAGCTCTGGGAACGGTTTTTGTTAGTTCCAAGTGATTTTACCTATGAGGAATTAAGAAAAATCATGAAACATTACGGTTATAGTGAGAATAATAAAGGGAAAACATCTGGTTCTCGAGTAGGATTTATAAAGAGGGATGATGTAGAAAAAACGACAATATTTCTTCACAAACCTCATGGATCCGATGCGTATGTTAGAAAAGCTGCGATTAGAAGCATAATTGCTGCTATGGAAAGGAATGGTGATATTAAATGAGCAATGTTATTCAGTACAAAGGGTATTTTACGAATGTGGAATATAGCCAAGAAGACCAAATCCTTTTCGGCAAAATAGAGGGCATTCGTGATTTAGTCACATTTGAGTGCGAAAACGCAGGCGAGGTGGAACAAGCTTTCAAAGAGGCGGTGGACGATTATTTGGAATTTTGCGAAGAGGAGGGCAAAGATCCAAACAAAAGCTTTAGCGGCTCATTCAATGTAAGAGTAAGTCCGGAATTGCACAGGGATATATGGGCGGCAGCAACCAAACGCGATATGACATTAAATGCGTATGTGAATGAGGCATTGCGAGCCTCATTGAAAAAAACGACTGATCCAATGGTTGTTTTTCTTGTCCCATCAAGGCTGTCTCGGACAGAGCATGCTCCACAATTTTCCATTGATAAAGATGCCTATAAATCAGGCGAAGATGGATTTTCTTATGGCATAAATAGAAATCTAATTACGAGCGGAGGGGTAAATCAATGAACTATAATTTGAAATTGCAAGCATACAAAATAAGTCAAATTGCAGTTGATACTAAGTTGATTAAGGATGGAAAAGAAGAATTGGCAATAGAGTGCTTTGTTTCACCCAAATTCCCATTGAATGGGGATGATGATACTCTACTGCTGGCTTTTAATGCGTCTGTGTATGAAAAGGATAAGAAGGACGCTGAAAAAATCGTAAGCGCAACTGCGGAATTTATTTATGAATGTAATATGCATCCGGAGGATACAAAAGAGCTAAGAGATTATATTCTTGATCATTGCCTTGATGAAATACAGGACATAGCTTTCGAGCATATTAACAGGATTTTTGAAGCTATGAACTTTACTGGGCTAAAAATAGAGGCAAGTGAGTAAGTTGCAATTTTTACCAAGTTCAATGAAAAACGCTTGACAACACATCTTCCTTTGTAGTATAACAAAAAACAAAGGAGGAATGAAAAATGATTGTGGAAGATACCAAAGATTTGGTTGAAACTGCGGACTATGTGATCATCGAAGCTGTTTTAGTGGATGATGGATTGCGTTACAAACAACTTTCTGTTGGCATTAAAGCCAAAAATGGTGACATTATCCGCATAATTCCAATATCGACAATGCTGATGTAA